ACCTTACACCCCTTACACTATGCAAAAAAACCCTGACGCTTCACTGACACCTGAGAATGGATTGTGGCTGAGTGTGACGGCGCTTGCGGATTTGAAAGGTGTGACAAAGCAAACGATCGGCGAGAAGGTTAAGCGTCTTGAGCGCGATGGTCTCTTGCTTGGGCAGTGCGAAGGGCGGGGAAAGCCTAAGCTGATTAATGTTGCGGCATATGATCGCGCTGTGGGTGAAACAACAGATTTAATGCGTGAGCAGGGTGCTGCGACAAAAAAAGCAGTACAAGCAGCGCAAGTGCCTGTTTCGGTGGCTGATGGTGCAAACCCTGTTTATTCGGCGGAGCAAGCCCGTCATATGGCGCTTAAGGCGGATATGGCGCAACTTGATCTTGATGAGCGCCTTCGCAAGCTTTTGTTGCTGCATGAAGTCACAGAGGCAATGACTGAGTGCGCTGAGGCAATGGTCAGAGCGATTGATCAAATATCAACCCACGCAGAGGCGATTGCCGATGCGGTAGGGAAAGGCGGGGTCAATGGCGCACGAGGCAAGCTTAAAGAGATTGCCCGTGAGTTAAGAGACACAGTATCTCAATCAATGCGCTTGGTTGCAGAATCTGCAAATGAAACCAAGCAGATTGATGATGAGGTGCAGAGCCAAGCAAGCGATGGTTACAACACATGAGCCACCCTTCTGCGCTTAAAATTATTGCAGAGATATTTGCAAACATTTTAGCGCCGTCCACACCAATGTTGCCGTCGGTATGGGCTGCGCAACACTTGATTGTGCCTGATGGTGTAAAGCAAGGGCAAAAATGGGACGTGAAGCTCACATCTTACATTTGTGAGCCGCTCGATATGTTAGCGGCTGATTGTCCTGTGAATGAAATTGCAGTGCGAAAAAGCGCACAAACAGGGTTTACAACACTGATTATGGCTGCCGTTGGCTATAAAATAGACCGTGAACCTTGCAATATTATGATTATTCAGCCTACGGATTCAGCGCTGACAGATTTTAACACACAAAAGCTTGATCCTGCGATCAAGCAAACAGCACCTCTCGCAAATAAAGTTGCGGGGCAAGCTTCACGCTCTGGAAAGGGGTCAACAACTTATTCTAAGCGCTTTGCGGGTGGCTTTTTAACACTTGCAATCGCCACATCTGCGGCTGATTTGCGTTCAAAATCGGTAAAAGATTTATTTCGAGATGAAATTGATCAATATCCAGATGATCTTGATGGGCAAGGTGATCCGCTTGAGCTTTCAAACGGGCGTCAAATGTCTTTTCTTTCGTCTGGAGATTGGAAACGCATCGATATTTCAACACCGACGATTAAAGGTGAAAGTAAAATTGATGCGCGTTTTCTTGAAGGTGATCAGCGTTATCTATTTGTAAAATGCCCTGGATGCAGTTCACCTGTAAAGTTTGAGTGGGGCGATAACTTTAAATTTGAAAAAGAATACCCTTATAAAGCGTTTTATGTCGCGCCGTGTTGTGGTCAAGTCATTGAAAGTCATCAGCGCACGCGCCTTGTGTGTGAAGCGGTTGAGCTCAAAAAAAATGGCGAGCCATTTGGCTGGCAACCCACTGCATCACGAGCTGGGGCTTTTCCAAGTTATCACTTTGATAGCTTGTCATCGCCCTTTGTGCCGTGGGATCAGATCGCTAAAGCGTTTGTGGAATGTCGTGATGATCCGCTAAGGATCAAATCATTTTACAACATTTGGCTTGGTTTGCCTTATGAAATGAAGGGTGATGCGCCCGATCATGAACGCCTGATGTTGCGGCGTGATGAGAGCCTTAAGCGCTATCACATTCCGCCAAAAGGTTTGCTGCTCGTCGCTTCGGCGGATGTTCAAATGCGCGGGCTCTGGGTTGAGGTGACGGCATACGCGCCCGATGGTCAATCATGGGTTGTTGATGCAGATTATCTTGAAGGCGACACCTCGGATGCAAGCGCAGGTGCGTTTTTACTCCTTAAAGAGCGCGTACTTGAGCGTGATTATGCAGATGCATTTGGAGGTTTAAGACGTGTTGATGCACTGGCTATCGATTCAGGGTATCGATCGCATATCGTTTATTCATTTGTGCGGGCTCACCAGCGCCCAAACCCTTTAACGGGGCGCGATGTTGTTCTTGCAATTAAAGGGCTTGATGGCTGGACTCGACCAGCTATAGGGCAGCCAACGCTTGTTGATGTTGATCTTAACGGCAAGCGTATCAAACAAGGTGCGCGTGTGTGGCCTATTGGCACGTGGTCTTTGAAGGGTGCATTTTATCAGCACCTCAATAAAGAGGGGCTTCGCGCAGGGAATGACTGCGACCCACCGGGTATGTGCCATTTTGGGCTGTGGATGGATGAAAACTACTTTCGTCAAATCACGGCGGAATATTTGGTTGAAGATCGGGTGCGTGGGCGTTCGATTAACCGTTGGCAAATCCGTCCAAACCAAACAGACAACCATTTTTTAGACGCTCGCGTTTATAATATGGCGCTTGCAGAATACTTAGGGCTTTCAAGTACCACGCCTGAGCAATGGGCAAATCTTGCACGCATTCGAGGTATTCCAGAGGCGGCGCGAGAGCAAAACTTATTCACTGCGTCGGCAGAACGTGATGAACCGACATCTCTTAAAAAAGAAATAAAACACTCTCATGCTGATCGCAATGATTGGCTGGGTGGGCGTGATAGGAACTGGTGACATGGCAACAGCAGATGATATTTTAAAACTTGAAGCGGCAATTGCCAGCGGCGCAAAAATTGTAGAATACGAATCGGGCAATGAGCGACGCAAGGTTGAATATCGCTCACAAACAGATATGGAGCGTGCTCTTGGGGCGCTCAAAGCCAAGATTACGCCAGTTTCGCGTATTGCTTATACTGAACATAGCCGGGATTAATCATGACACCTTTTTTACGTGCTCTCGCTTGGGTTGCGCCACAAGCTGCCCTGAACCGTGCGCGTGCGCAAATGGTACTGCGGCAAGCTGAAGCTTATGACGGTGCAATTAAAGGGCGTCGCGGGTCATCTTTTCGCAGTTATGGACAAACGAGCGCCAACAGTGCGCTTTCTGGAGCTTTGCCAGCGCTGCGTGAGCGATCACGTGAAATCGTGCGCACCACATGGATTGGCGCACGGGCGCTTGATATTCTCACAGCTCAAACTGTGGGCACAGGTATTACCGTGCGTTTTGATACGGGCTCACGCCGTTTGGATGCGCAGGTGCAGGCGCTTTGGGATGATTGGTGCGCATCCTGTGATATTGAACGTGTGCTTGATTTTGGCGGGTTGCAAGCCATGGCTTATCGCGCGGCGATGGAGGGTGGTGATTGTGTGATCCGCATGATTGCGCGTCGCTTTGATGACCGATCACGCCCCGTTCCGCTTGCGCTGCAAGTGAATGAAGGTGACTGGATCGACGAAACAAAAGATAGCGCAGGGCTAACAACGCGCCGCGATAAAGGGCGAGCGCGTTTAGGCGTTGAACTGGGAGATTTTGACGAGCGTAAAGGGCTGTGGCTGCACACGAGTGCGCCGGGCGAGAATATCAGTTTAAGCGGCGGTTACGCGCAGTCGCAATTTTACTCACGTGCGGATGTGTGCCACCTTTACCGCCCGCTTCGCCCCGGACAGGTGCGCGGCGTGCCAGTTTTTGCCCCTGTTTTGATGACGGCGCGTGATTATGCCGATTTTATGGATGCGCTTGTTGTTAAAGCGCGGATGGAAGCGTGCATCGGGTTGATTATTACAAAATCAGATTCGTCAACGGGATTAGCAGGAAGCGCGGCAAAAACGGGGCAAGAACGCACTGAAAGCCTTAAACCTGGTGCGCAGATTTATTTTGAACCAGGTGAAGAGGTCAAAGAATTTAATCCTGCTTCAACATCGCAAGTTGATGCGGTTTCAGTCCAAGCTCTGATGGGTATCGCGGCTGGCGTGGGTATCACCTACGATCAACTGACGGGTGATTTGCGCCAAGCCAATTATTCGTCGTTGCGCGCGGGTAAAATTGAGGTTCGGCGTTTGGCTGAACAGCATCAATATTTGATGCTCATCCCCATGATGCTGGATCGCATTGTCGAGCGGTTTTTAGAGGTTGCCATTGCAACAGAAAAGCTAAGGGCGCGAATCGGCGGTTATAAAAGGCACTATTTGCCACCAGCGAATGAGCCTATTGATCCGCGCAAAGATTTAGAAGCCGACATTCTCGCCGTGCGCTCTGGTCGCCTGTCGCCGCAAGACTTTATCGGCGCATGGGGTAGAGATTGGCGCGAAGTCATTGGGGAATACCAAGACTTTTTTAAAGAAATCGACGCGCAAGGGCTTGTTTTTGACATTGACCCACGCCGCGTTGCGCAAAGCGGAAAAACACAAGCATCAACGCCAGCGGGCAATGATGTTGATGAAAAAACGGATCAAAACCAATGACTTTAGAACACATCAACCGAGATGCTATTCCAAGCACAATGACGCGCTTTGCGTCTTTTGCGCCTGCAAGTTACAATTCAAAAACACGCACGGTTGATGCAATATTTGCCACAGGTGCGCCTGTTAAGCGCTATGGTTGGTATATTGAAGAACTTGCCATGGAAAGTGACGCAATCAATTTGCAACGTGCTGCTGAAGGGCGCATGTCTTTGCTTTTCAATCACGATGTTGATTTGCCAATTGGTGTTGTTGAAGAAGCGCGGCTTGAAGTGGGTGTTTTGAAAGGTCGTTTGCGGTTCAACGATAATGAAATCGGGCACAGCTATGAGGGCATGGTGTCGCGTGGTGAGCTGAGCGGCATTTCAATTGGCTACCGTATTGATGCGCGTTCTCTTGTATCCGAAGGCGGTAGCACCGAAACGTGGCGCATGACACGTTGGGAGCTTTTAGAGGTTTCCCTTGTCACAGTTCCTGCCGATGCAGGGGCTAAAATTCGTTCAAACCCCATTTTTAACCCTGAATCAGGTCAAGAGACCCGATCAACCTTTAAGGAGTCTGCGATGCCCGAAGCACGCAATGAGACCGTGTCTGCGGTTAATCCGTCAGACGAAATTACACAGGCAACGCCCGTTGAAACACGTGCGCAAGCACAAAATACCCCTCCAACGCTTGACGCAAAAGCCGTGTTGCTTGCTGAACGCAAGCGCATTAGCGCAATCAATGATGTTGCGTCCCGCGTAAACAATATGCGCCCTGATGTTATGGGGGCTGCGGATATTGATAACGCAATCAATGAGGGTTTGTCTGTCGATGCATTTCGGCATATTGCGTTCGATCGTATGGCAAGCCAAGACGAGGCGCGTGAGACCAGAAGCGTGCGTGTCGAGCGCGATGCGAATGAGACCCGCGCAATCGCAATGACAGAGGCTATGGCGCACCGTATGGGCGCAACTGGTGAGTTGAGCGAGCCTGCGCGTGAATATGCTGGACGTTCAATCGTTGAACTCGCTGCTATCCATGTTGGACATCGCGGATTTTTATCAAGTCCGCGCGATAAAGAGGCTGTGCTTGATGATGCTTTTGGACGACGTTCTGGTGGCTCACACACGTTGTCTGATTTCCCGATTTTATTTGAAAATGCAATGAATCGCGCTCTTCAAGCCCGTTATAACATTGCGCAATCTTCTTATCGCAGGATTGCGAGGCAAAGAACTTATGTCGATTTTAGAGATCACCACAGCGTGCGTTTTGGCGATTTTCCAACACTTCAGCCTATCCAAGAGGGCGGCGAAATCAAGGGCGGCACGCTTGTTGAAGCGCGTGAAAGAACCCGCGTTACGCCTTATGGTGTCTCTTTTGCAATCACGCGCCAAATGCTTGTGAACGACTCGCTTGGCGGGATTGATCGTGCGCTGAATACATATGGCGATCGCGTGATGCAATTCGAGGATAAAACATTTTATTCAATGCTGACATCTGGTGTGGCAAGCAATGGGCCAACGCTTATTGAAGGCAATGCACAAGTTTTTGCAGCAGGGCGCAACAACCTTGCTGGTGCCGGCACGGTGATTGATGTTGCTGCCCTTGATGCTGGGCGTAAAGCACTGCGCAAACAAACTAACCTTGATGGCGAGCCGCTTGATATTACGCCAAAAATTATTCTTGTATCCCCAGATAGAGAGACGCAGGCGCAGCAGCTTCTTGCTCCACTGCAAGCTGCGCAAGCTTCAAATGTCAACCCCTTCACAGCGACACTTCAAATTATTGCAACAGCGCGTCTGACGGGTAATGCGTGGTATTTATTTGAATCCCCTGATATTTTGCCGTGCTTTGAGTGGGGTCTGCTTGAAGGCTATACTGCGCCGCGTATGCGCCTTGAATCGCCATTCGGCACGCAAGGTTTAAGCGTCTCGCTTGAACATGATTTTGGGTGCGGCGCAATTGATTTCCGTGGCGCGTATCGCAACCCCGGTGCTTAAGCTGCTCCATTAAAATTTAAAAATCCATAAAATAAGGACAGTCAAAATGGCTAAAAACTATATTCAAGAAGGCGAAGTGCTCGATATGATCGCCCCCTCTGGGGGCGTTGTGAGCGGCACGGGGTATCTTATCGGTTCTCTTTTTGGCGTTGCGCAGGTCACAGCAGCGGTAGGTGAAACGTTCACATTGCTAACCTGCGGTGTGTTTTCTTTAACCACAGCTTCGGGTGCTGGCACGGACTGGACGGCAGGAACAAAAGTGTATTGGGATAACACCGCTAAGAATGTGACCAAAACCCCCACGAGCAACACATTCATAGGCTTTGGGATTGCCGCAAAAGCGACAGCAGATACAACCGCAATTGTTCGCTTGCAGTTGGTTGGTTAGTTATGGCTTCCCCCTTCGACTCCCTTGATCTAATGATTCAGGGAGTCGTTGACAATCATTTTGGCGAAAGTTTTCGCTTTGATCCAATGCGTGCTTCAAACAATGTCAATGCGCCATGTGTTGTAGATAGCTCGCGCCCAATTGTGACGGCGCTTGCTGTATTTCATGCCACAGCTACCCGATTTGATGCAGGGCCTTCTTATGGCAATGTGTATGCGTCGCAAAGCCCAGGGCTTACCTCGGCGCGTCCGCAAGTCACGGTTCAAACATCCGCTCTAGGGTGGATGCCGCGTGTGAGTGACCGTCTTGTGCGTATCTCGGATAGCACTGCATGGCGTGTGAGTGAAGTTTATTCTGATGGCAATGGACAGCGCATCAAGCTTGATTTAAACGAAGAGAAACCCGCATGAGTTATGCACGCATTGCGCTGCGCTTAGCTGCACTTGAGGCGCTTTGCCCTCAAACAGCAATTGAAGCCAACACAGGATATCCCACTTATGCGGGTGGCAATGTGTTTGACACACGCTTACGTCCACTCACACGCGATGAACAGCGTCTCATGCGTTATGCGCTCTCGGTTTATGTAAATGATGATAAAGCCGAGACCGCGCATCGGGGTGGCATACCTTTCAAGCGTACGCTTGGGCTTGAAATTGTGCTGATGGTGATTGGCGCAAGCAATGAAGAAGCAATGCTTGAAGCGCACACTGATGCGCTTGACGGGCAAGTGCGTTATGCCCTGCTTTATGGCGCAAAAGGTTTTCAATTTCGCCAACTCACGGGCAATTTGATTTTAAATATTGAAAGCGAAACTGAGCGCGGCGCTGAGGAAGCGATGATGAGCATCACGCGCGTGCTGCGTTTTGAGTGTGAAGTGCCTGATGATCAATTTGATCTCAACCCTGCGTCTGCACCATCAGGTGCTGCACGCATTCCTGAACCCTTGTTTGGTGTTTTAAGCAGCTTAAGCGGCGGCTCTTTTGCGCAAAGCATTGGCGTTGCGCTGCAAAACGGTGCGCCTGTCATACCTGTGCTGCCTGCTTTAACGACCGTTCAGATCGTGATTGATCCTGATCCGCCGTCTGCCACGGGCGACACGATTGTCGCGTCTGTGACGTTGCCGACTTAAGGCGCACCAAAAGGTGCGCCTTCTTTTTTGAACCAACAGCGCCGCAAAACATAAAAAATCAAAAAGAGGACACAATGGATACTGCTTTTATTAAACCCGCTTCTCATCCAGAGACGGGCAAGACCTTTCCTATTCGATTTCCAGTTCCAAATAACTCACGGCTTTTAAGCGCTGAGGGTGAATACGTTGCTCTTGATGGCTACTGGCAACAGCGCATTGCGCATCGGGATGTGATAATCACATCCCCACCCGCAGACCCCGTGCCTCTCATTGAATCTGACACACATGCACGAAAAAAAACGCCCCGGGCTGACGAGGAGAAATCATAATGGTTGTGGCTTTTAATGCAATTCCGGGAAATAATTTAGTTCCCTTTTTTTATGCCGAAATTAACTCTGGAGGCACACCTTACGAGGGGCAATCACGCCTCTTGTTGCTTGGTCAAGAAACATCGGCTGGTACTGCGCCTGTCAATGTGCCTGTAGGCCCTATTCAATCAGAAGCTGAGGCAATCAGTTATTTTGGTGTTGGCTCAATGCTTGTGTCGATGTTTAACAAGGCACGCAATGCAGCGCCCTTTCAGCCGATTTGGGCATTGCCGCTTGCTGATCCTGCTGGCACAGCTGCCACATGCACGATCACGGTGAACACAGCGCCGCTTGCGGCGGGTGTGGCAACCTTTGGCTTTTTAGGTTTTCAAGTTTCTATTCAGGTCAATGCGGCGGATACCACAACACAGATTGCAACAACAATTCGCGACAACATCAACGCGCTGAATATTCCAATTACAGCCACATCATCCGCAGGCGTTGTGACGGTGACATCACGTCATACGGGTGCGACAAATAACGGTATTGAAGTTTTGCTTCTCACGGGCATTTCGGGTTTGCCCAACATCTTAGCAGGGCGCGTGACAATTACGGCTATGGCTGGTGGCGCAGGTGTGCCAGCGCTTGCAACGGGCTTGGCTGCGCTGGGTGATGAAGAATTTGACTGGATTTGCGGGCCTTATTCCGACACCACATCGCTCAATAGCATACGTGACTTTTTAAGCGATGTTGGCACGGGGCGCTGGTCACCTCTTAAGCAGACATACGGGCACTATATCACCGCAAGTTATGGCTCTCTTGGCACGCTTGTTGCGCTTGGCAATGGACGCAATGATCGCCACACAAGCATTATCGGCTCGCAAACGCGCCCCAATCCTTTGTGGGATGTGGCAGCTGCGGTTGGCGGGATTACTGCTGAGCATCTCACGGATGCGCCTGAACTTTCGCGTCCACTGCAAACTTTGCGCGTTCCGGGGATTTTACCGCCCCGCGATAAAAGCTTGTGGTTTGATACAACATCGCGTCAAGCGCTTTACGTCGATGGTATTGGCGCACTCAAAAACCTTGCAGATGGTACAGTTGTCATTGATCGGCTTGTCACTACAGAACAGCTTAACAGCGCAGGCGTGCCAGATGGCACATTCCGAGACATTGAAACTGCTGGTCAAGTGATGTATCTCACGCGCTATTTTAAAGTTGCAGTGAGCAACAATCACTCGCGCCAAGCGTTGGCGAATGATAACCCATCGGGGCTTCAAAGCATTGCGACTCCAAGGTCTGTACGCAATACGTTGTGCCACGCTGCAAGAGAGCTGCAAGCGCTTGGTGTTGTTGAAAGCGCTGATGAATTTGCGGCGCGTGTGGTTGTGGAGCGCGATCTTAACAACGCAACACGCCTCAATGCTTACATTCCTGTTGATGTGGTCAATCAGTTGCGCGTATTTGCGGCAAATATCACTGTATTTTTGGAATATCAAAAGCAGGCACAAGAAGCGGCGTAAGGCGCGGCTTTTTTTATTATTCACTTTATCAGGAGTTTAATCATGGCGATTTCCACATTCGGTGGGCGCATTGAGGTTAAAATTGGCACGACGATCTATAAAGCGCGTGGCGATATCACCATCATGCCCACTTCCTTTGAAACAACAGCCGAGGCAAACCAAGACGGCTCGGTGTATGCCACACGCAAAAACATGCCCCGTGAGGCTGAAATGACGTTTCAGCTTGAAGCAGGCGAGCGCTGGAATGTGACAGAGCAATCAAGCCTGAATGTGACGATTCAAGAGGAATCATCTGGGCGCACACATCAATTCACGGATGCGGTTGTGACAGGACGCCCAAGTGTTAATTTGTCAAATGGTGAAGTGTCGGGCTTAAAAATCGCATCAGCACTCTACAGCGTTTTTGGAGATAATTGATGGATAAGGTGATTAAGCTCAACAACCCCATTACATCGCATGGCAAGGTGATCGAAGAGGTGACAATTCGAGAGCCAAAATACAAAGAACTCGCCAAACATGGTGATATTTTTGTTTACATCCGTTATCCTGATGGTTCTTATTGCGAGGCGAAAGACAAAGAATCTTTGTCATCGCTCATTGAAAAACTCATTTCCATCTCTCCCCTTGAGCTTGATATGCTGTCGCTAAGCGATGGTATGCAAGTGCAGGAGGCAATCAATGATTTTTTTCTGCAAGCGCGTATGGTGATTATGAAACGCTCGCAAGAATCCTGATCTTCGATCTGAAAATCATTGACGTAGGCGCGCTTCGCAACATGAGGCTTTCAGAAATTACGCATTGGATCAAGCAGGCCATCAAGTATGGCGTTTTGAAAGAAAAAAAACGTGGCTAAAATTCTTGACGCAAAAGCAATTATTTCCGCTGAAGACAAAACGGGTGGTGTTTTTGCGTCGATTGCTAAAAAGTTTATGGATTTATCCAGAACAATACAAAAGCCCATTCAAGCACCTCAAATTTCAGCAGGACACAATCGCCTTATTGGGCAACTCAAAAGGCAAGCCGATCAAGCAGCGGCATATCGCAGACCTTCAATAGGCAACATGCCTATGGCAGGCGCTGGCGTAATGGGAGCGGCTCGCTCAGCTGCGAGTAATCTTATGCCTTACGCAGGCGCTGCTGGGGTTGCTTACGGCGCGACATCAGCTGTTCGTGAATATGCTGAACTGGAGCGCGTTTATACGCGCCTTGGGCTCACAGCGGGTGCATCGCGTGAGGAAATGGTTAAAGTGCGTGAAGAAGCGCAAACTTTGGCAAATAAAGTGGCGATGCCTTTGGATAGCGTCACAAAAGGGTATGAATCTCTCGCAGCCCAAGGGCGCAAAATGAAAGACATTCAAGCGTTTATGCCATCGGTTGCCGCAACTGCGCAAGCCTCTGGCGCTGAAGTTGTTGATATTGCCAATACTGCGGGTGCTGTTGGTGAGGCATTTAAGATCAGTGGCAAAGAAATGCAAAAGGCTTTTGATATTATGGTCAAAGGCGGGCAAGAAGGGAAATTCGAACTTAAAAACATGGCGCAATACTTGCCTTCGCTCGCGCCTGCAGGTGCTGCTGTCGGGCTTAAAGGTCAAGAGGGTTTAAGCCAAATGGTTGCGACCTTGCAAGTTATTCGCAACCAAACAGGTGGGGCACAAGAAGCTGCAGCCTCAATGAGTAATATCTTCCAAAAAATGGAATCGGAAGAAACGGCAAATAAATTTAAAAAATTTGGTATTGATCTGCGCAAAGAAATGGAGAGTGCTCGCAAGGAAGGCAAAAATCTTTTGAGCTTTTTCGTAGAGCTCTCTGATAAAGCGACGAAGGGAGACTTGTCAAAGATTCCTCAATTGTTTGCGGACTCGGAATTTTCACGCGGGATGCGTGCGCTTTTGTCGCAAAAGGGCGAGGTTGAAAAGCTTATGGCTTTGCTTAAGGGCGCAGGTGGCACTGTCGACAACAACCTTAAGCGCGTGCTTGAAGATAGTAAAACAGGTGTGGATAGGCTTTCTGGATCATGGTCTAAGTTTAAAGTTCAACTTGGAGAATCCGCGTCTGTTCCTCTCGTTCCTGTTTTAGAGGGCTTAGCGCATACTCTGCAAAAATTATCAGACGATAAAACTTGGAGTAAGATTGCTAATCATGCAAGAAACCTCGTTGTTTACGGGCAAAATTCAGATATGCCAGCGGCTCAAGCGTTTGAAGAATATAACAAAAACAAAGATCATCAAAAAATTATTGATTATTATGATGGGCTTAAAAAACAGGCAAGTATTGCTAAAAAAGAGTTTGATAAAGCGCAAGCGCGGGTTGGACGGCTGGATGAGAACAAATACATAAAAACATCTTCCCATTATAAGAACATAGAAGCTGAGCGTGATCAAAAGAAACAAGTTTTTGATCAAAAAGTCGGTGCGTATAATGACGCGATGGGTTTGCGCGATTCCATTCTTGCCAAAGAAAAACAATGGGGCGATGTGCGCGAGAAGCAGCAGAGTACTGCGCGACTGAAAATGGTGCAGGCAGAGCAGCAAAAAGAGAATTATAAAGGGCGTCAAATTTTCGGCAATTTTAGCTCAAAGCCGTCGATGGGGGTAAAAACCACGGGACATAATTTGGTTGATGGGAAATTGGTTGAGGGAAAACCATACACCAGCATCAGTTATGACGGCTTGGACGGAGGGTTTAAGCCCTCCTTTTCATTGCCTCACCCAGCGCCGCCTCAGCGCCCTGCTGATCTCACTCCGACGCTTAAAAGCATTGAGGCTATTTTTAGTGGTGGAAAAATTGAGGCAACGGTTAAGCCTGATCAGGTTAAAGCTTCGGTAACGGGTGAGGCTATTCTTAAAAACCAGCATCAAATTGATGTCAACGTGCAGTTCAACACGGAAATGTTCAACGCAGCTGTAAGGCGTATTGCAAAAGAGGAAACCGCAAAAATCCCCTTATCATCACAAACAAGTGCAGGCTCAACAGGAAAAACCATGCCAGAAGTTGGCGGGCAATAAGTTAGTCTTTTTTATTTTGCTTGGCGATAGTATCCAACAAATTTATCATTTTTTCCATATTCTTGCGTGTGCGGTTTTGTGCATAAAGCATTTCAAGAAATCCAACGCACAGAATTACTGAAATCCATGCTAGTATACCGGAAAGAGCAGCTGGAGTAAATTTGCCAATGACTGGCTCTATAGGAGCTACAATTAGCACTACAATCGACACACACAGCATTAGAACCAGTTTAATCACGGCGATCTCCCGTTTAAGTTGTGAGGGATGATACATATCGCGCGATAAGAGTCACGAAGTTTTTTTAAGAAAGGTTTCTAAGATGCGGCGGATCGCCTCGGGGCGGTTCGGCAAATCGGGCTGCTCACGTCGGTAATTGTCTAGTGTTATCAAAAGATGGTCTTGAAGGCGAACACCAACAAGAGTCCCGGTTTCTTTAGGGCGTGGCTTTCGCGTTTTCATGTTATCGTGAGTTGACTGTTTCATATGTACGTGATAACACGAATATAACAAACCGCCAAGGTGTAACGAGCACCAAGGCGGTTCTAACCTTAACGAACTAACACGGAGATCGTCATGGCTACTCAAGCCCATATCATAAGTCGCCGCGTAGCTCTAGCGGCATTTGCTGTTTTGCCGTCTGTTGCGCTTGCTTCTTCTCTTGTTCCCTCTTCTCTTGTTCCTTCTTCTCTTGTGGGGGAGATTGAACACGTTAACATGCTGGTGCTCTCGGATGGTGGGCAGCATATTGATGTGCATTATCCCCGTTATGCGGATGTGTTGCGCAAGATTGAAGAATTGCCCTCAGATTCGCTTGAAAACCTGCGCACAAAGGCGCGGGCGCTCAAGACGATTTATGGCAGCGATACGCTGCTTGACGATGCAGGTGAGAGCACGGATGTGCGCCTTGCGCGGCAAATTATCAACGGGCTGCTCGCGTTGCCTGTTGTTGCCTGATTTGACGAATATTTGAATTCCCCACGCCATGGGGAAACGGCAGACTCCAAGAGCTTCACTGGCTCTGGCGCTGCTTAAGTGTGGCTGCCCTGCCGTTGGGTGTTGGTGGCCAGAGCCAGTGAGGAACAGCGCATGGTACACAAAAGTGTATCGCGGTTTTGCAAAATACCATGTGCCTCAAACAAGGAAAAAATAATGACACAAGCCCAAAAATCTTATAGCGCCCACAGCGACGCACTCCCTACTCCGATTGTGTTTTTGAAAGAAGATCGCGTGTTTGCCAACAGTCGCGATGTGGCGCGTATTTTTGAAAAAAATCACAGAGACGTATTGCGAGACATCGATAACCTCCTTGAATCAGAGCCAAGTCTTATAGCAGAGGGTATGCGCAATTTTGCGCAGACCCCTTATGTGGAAGAGCAGAACGGTCAAACCTATCGCTCCTTCGATATGGATCGCAAAGGCTTTGTGTTGTTGGCGATGGGGTTTACAGGTGAGAAGGCACTCAAATTCAAAATCGCCTACATCGATGCGTTTGACGCCATGGAAAAGCGTCTTGAAAATGAGGATGAGTTGTTTGGTTTTGATGCAATTGAGAATCAGTATTTATGGAAATCGCCGATTAGAAAAATCAGTGCAGCATCAAAAATGATCGCGTGTGCGCGGATGGTATATGGTGAAGAAGCTGCGCGGCGTTTGTGGGAAAAAGACAAAACACTTCCGCAAATCAAAAGTTATTCTGTTGCGGCGCTTGTCAGCACGCCAAATGACGATTGGCGCGGATGCTGGAATCACCTTATGCGCTATGCGGGGCATAAGCGCCAAAACATTCGTGAAATTTTGTATTTGGCACGATATGATAAGGTTGCGGCAAAAGCCTTGCCTCAATATGGTTTGATCTTACACTTGCACAGTGCGCCTGAACATCTGGTTGTTGCCTGCTCGCATCCATTTTTGCAAAAAGCATTTGCCATGACACAATGGGCTGATAACTGGCATAAAGCTTTAAAACATGCTCCCAATGCAATTGGTGGACGTAAACAATATCGTTTTTTGGGTGTTGATTCATTCGCAATCCTTATTCCAGTTGATGAGCTCGACAATCTCCTTGCGTTGGGTCGACATTAAAAAAAAGGCATATTCATGCGCGATTGGTCTAAAACACTCTGGCCTGCCAGCTTTAAGGGTGTGCCGTTTTATGTGCAGAGTGACAAGGAGTCGGGCAAGCGGCGCATCGTATCCCACGAGTTCCCCATGCGCGATGATCCTTTTCATGAGGATTTGGGCGAGGGTATCCGCTCTTATGATGTGACGGCGTATATCGCATCTGATTTTGCCGACACGCAAGGACAAGCGCTTCTCGCCACGTGTGCACAACGCGGCGCAGGGCTGCTTGTTTTGCCAATCAATGGCCCTGTGCAGGTAAAATGCGAGACGTTTGAGCGCTCACATGAAAAAGACAGGCTCGGGTATATCGCGTTTTCGCTCAAGTTTTTGCGCGAGGGTGCTTTAACCGCGTTGATCTCAAGTGGGTTTTTGCAACAGCAGGTGATCAGCTTTGCGAGTACGCTTGCGCTATCGGCGAGTAGCGCGTTTGAGGTTTTGAGTTTTGCCAAGGATCAACCTGATTTTGTGGTGGAAGCAGGCGTTCATGAAATTGAAAATGCGCTCACGGTTTTAGAAACCGTGCGTGTGTCTTCTCCTGTTGATCCTGTTGTGAGTGCAAGCTTGCGCGATACATTGATTGCGTTTTTCAGTGATGCGCCACAACTTTTTAGCCGCACAAATGGCGCGGATGCCGCGTTTGTGATACGTTTTTTTGATGCAACGCTTGCGCTCAATGATGGTTTGCCTGATGCAAGCGCGTCTGATGTGATTGCGCCACTGCTTGATCAATTTGCGCCTGTGATTGTTCGTGGATTTGAGCCGATTTATACACAGCGTGCCAGCGCCAATATCAACGCGGTGCGTTTATGCGTGCGTATGGCACTCATGGCAGCGTATGCCGATGGTGTTATTCGGCGCTCATACACGGATCGACCGCAAGGGCTTAATGCTCGTGCGCTTGCATCTATGCGTTTTGAATATGAGATGGATATGACGGTTGGTGCAGAAAGTGCGGAATTGTTTCGTGATCTCGCAACGCTTCGCGGGCTTGTGATGGATTTTTTCACACGCACAATTGTTGATCTTGCGCCCGTGATTGAGGTCAAAGCAAACGCGCCGCTGCCTGCAATTGTTCATGCTTGGCGGCTTTATAGCGATCCGCTCAGGGCTGGGGAGCTGGTAGCGCGTAACAACGTGCCGCATCCTGCTTTTATGCCACCGACTTTTGAGGCATTGGCGCGATGAATATGCTGAGCATATTGAGCAAAAGTGTGAAGCGGTTTTGAGTTAAAAATATGCGAGAATTATTAAATAAATGAACGGACCGCAAGAAGTCATCACTGTTGCGGCAAACGGAACGCGCTACAGCGCGTGGACGCGCGTGCAAATCAACGCCGCCATGAACGAAGCGGCGCGTTCGTTTCGCTTGGAAGTGGCGGCGGAAGCAGGCGCAATCGCCACGGCGTGGACATTTAAAGCGGGAACGCTCGTTGAGGTTTATGCAGGAAGTGATTTGATCTGCAAAGGTTATGTGGATGAATATAACCCGTCCATCAGCAAGGATACAGCGCAGGTTAATATTGCGGGGCGCTCGAAAAGCGCTGATCTGATTGATTCATCCGCGACACACAAAACGGGTCGGTTCGATAAAAAGAACCTGCAAGAGATTGGCAAAGAGCTTGATCAGGCAGGTGTTGGAATCACCACAGATCAGACTTTGGAAAAGATTGATTTTTACCAACTGACGCAAGGCGAGAGTGTGTTTCGCGTTCTTGAAAAACTCGCGCGATCACAGGGTTTAACGCTGATGGGTGAGGCTGATGGCTCGCTCAAAATCACGAAGGCAAGCCAAAAGCGCCATGCGGGATCGATTATTGAGGGCATTAATCTCCTCTCAGGTGAGGCAAACCACAATTTTGGCAATCGGCATTCAAAATATATTGTCAAAGGTCAAAAAGCATCGGGAAGCGGCGCACAATCGCTTGAAATTGAAGCGATTGCCCGTGATGCGGGTGTGGGGAGAAACCGCCCGATCATCATTATTCAGGACGATGACACCACAAAAGAGAAGGCAAAAAAACGCGCCAAAGGGCGGCGCGATCGTGCGGCGGGTGCAAGCCTCAAAGCCAGCATTACAATGCAAGGTTGGCGTGATGATGCAGGGGAATTGTGGCAACCAAACCGCCTGATCTGGTTGGAATCGCCGTTCCTCTACGTCAAGCAAGATATGCTGATTGAGAGTATTGCTTTTGGGCAGGATTCAGGTGGCACGACGGCGAAACTCTCGCTTGTCGATCCACGCACTTACGGGGGGAAAACGAGCAAAGCCGCAAAATCGGGCGATGCTTGGAAACAAGATGATAGTGAGGCGGAGTAGCGCTTCAACCCAAAAAGTGGACGGATAAAAAATGTCAGATGAAAGCGACGCTGCAATCAAAAACATGCTGCGGCGGGCAACGCTTGTTGAAGTGGATGATAGCGGCACGCAGCAAAAGATGCGGCTCAAGGGCGTAAGCGGCGAAGAGCTGAGAGAAGTGGTGCGCATTCAGCCTTACGGCTTTACGTCTCACCCGCCTGCTGGTTCTGAAGGTCTGCTCATGAACCTTGGTGGTCGCTCTGATCGCGCTGTGGTGATTGGCGTGGAGCATCCACAATCACGCCCCAAAGGATTAGGCGCGGGGTCGCAAGCAATTTATGACCAGCATGGCAATATTGTCTCGCTGGTGCAAGGCAAAGCAAATTTTAAACACACAACTGAAATTGTTCTTGAAGCGGGCGGCACGACGCTCACCATCAATGCGGCGGGTGTAACGATCACCGGGGCTCGCGTTGAGCACGACGGTAAAAACATAGGCAAGACTCACACGCACTCAGGGATTGTGCGAGGTGGGGCAAACACTGACCCGCCAAACCCATAAACATAAGGTTTTACCATGTCGATTTTAACATACCGTCTCAATGAGGGGTGTGGCGAACAGCCCTCTTTACTTTGGGACAGTGTGTGGAATCCCCTCGACGGTCAAGGAGATTGGGCGCTTGCGGGTGCGGATGAAGCGCAAAACCGTGGTGGTTTGAAGGCTACAAAAGCCATTCACACAGCGGTTTTAATCGCGCTGTTTACCGATAAGCGCGTGCCTGATGAACACCCGTTACGCTATCTCGCAGACAATGATCCGCGCGGCTGGTGGGGTGATGGTGTCGATGTGCGTGCTGATTTGGGTGAAGCACCGCTTGGCTCTCTGCTCTGGCTTTTGCAGCGCGCACCGCTTGATGCATCCACAGAGCAATGGGCAATTGCGTTTGCGCAAGGGGCGCTTTACCCGCTGATCGCGCAGCAAGTTGTTACAAAAATTGAGGTGGAGGCCACGGCCAACAAACTCAAGAATCGCCTTGAGATGCTTGTTCGTCTTTATGGGCGCGACGGAAAACTTGTTTATGACGAGCGCTTCCAGAGTTTGTGGGATCAAATCTCACCCGCTTCTTAACAACTTGGATATTTGAGCACATGTTTATTATTCCCAAACTCTCAGAGCTTTTGGAGCGTTCGCGCCTTGCGTTTCGCGCTCATTTACCCGGAACTGATGCGTGGATATGGCCCAATAATATTACGCCAACGGCAAAAGTGATTGGCGAGATGACGCATGAGGTTTTTTCAGCGCTTGATTATGTAGCCAAACAAAGATTTGTGACAACGGCGGATTCTGAAAATCTTGATCGGCATGGTGAGCAATACGGGCTTGCCCGTCGCCCTGCCAGTCCTGCATCGGGGATTGTCACACTCACCTGCACGGGCGCTGTGAGCGTTGCAGCTGGGGCGTTGTTTTTGCGGTTTGACGGCGTGCAATATACTGCAAGCGTTGCGGCTTCAATCCTTTCATCGGGTGCGCTTGATGTGCCAGTTGTTGCCGTTGTGGCGGGGAAATCAGGTTTGAGCGATGCGGGCGCTGCTCTCACCATCACATCAGGCGTTGCAGGTACAGCAACCGCTGTAGTTGGCGCGGGTGGTATGAGCGCAGGTGCGGACATTGAAGATGATGAAAGTTACCGCGCAAGACTTTTGTTTCGCTTGCGCAACCCGCCACATGGCGGTGCACCCTCTGATTATGTGATGTGGGCTGGGGAGGTTTCAGGGGTGAGCCGCGTGTTTGTTGAGCGCCTCTGGCAGGGTGCAGGTACGGTGCGCGTCTTATTTATGATGGATGATGCTTACAATGATGGTGTGCCCTTGGCTGGCGATGTGGCGCGGGTGCGCGAGTATTTAGAGCTTGTCAAGCCTGCATCGGCGCAGCTCACCGTAGCAGCGCCCACAGCACAACCGATTAATATTACCATCACGGGGCTTGAGCCAAGCAATGCGGCGACACAAAACGCGATCCGCGCAGAGCTTGCAAGTGCATTTGAGCGTTTAGGGCGCGTCGCTGGTGGTGATACGTTCCATGCGGCGATGCCCTATCTTGCGACGCCGTTTAGTTTTTCAGTGTCGTGGATATGGCAAGCGGTTGCCAATGCAACGGGCGAGCAAAGGCACACCATCGCAACCCCTTCAAGTGATATCGCCATTGCGGCGGGGAATGTTCCCACGCTTGGCACTGTAACATTCGCGTGATGCTATGACATGTTCAAACAAGCGCCCTCCTTTTTACTGCCCCACCCATGAGGATTTGACGCGCACGGCGCTACATCTGCTTCCGCGTGGTCGTATCTGGGGTAATGACGATGGTGAACCCGCCCCAACAACGGTGATGTATCGGTTTTGGCACGCGGTCGCCGAGCCTTTTTATTATGTCAACAGCCGCCTTTGCGCATTGCGCGATGAGTTTTTTTGCAAAACCCACAGTGAAACAAACGATTTATGGCTGAGCGATTATGGCTTGCCTGACGGGTGCGATCCGTTTCCGAATTTATGCGCCAAAGTTGCCGCGCAAGGTGGTGCAACCTGCGCGTATCTGAGAGGTTTAGCCCTTAACCAAGGATGGGACATTGATTGTAATATCCTTGGTTGTGGCGCGGAAGCCGGATGCGCGGAAGCTGGTCTGCAAGCTGTGGGACGAGGGCTTGAGTCCGGCGCGATTATTATTGTGATCTACATCAACACAAGCCCTGCTTATGCGCCAATTGGTCAGCCGTTTGGCGCGGGCTGCATTCAAGCGGGGCAGGTGTCGCGATGCGATCCGTTTGAAAGTCTCAAATGCTTTTTAGAGCGCGTGATACACGCTCATGTGAAAATTAATTATACAATCGTGGAGATATAAATATGGCTGATCTATTTGGGCCCGATGGCGTTGTGCGTGCAAGCAGTGTGCGCCCACCAGAAACCAGCAACCCTTCGGCTGCGGACACATTTTTCAAAGATTGTGTTGGCGGGGAGGCAGGCACGGGGACGCCTATAACGGCTGCGTTTCTTAATCGCATTAAAATGACGCTTGCATCCGTCGTAAGAGCTGGGGGCGTGCCTGAGGATAATTTAAGCGATCTGATGCTGGTTGAGACAATAAGGCGCATCGCGCAGGACGAAAAATGGAATTATACTGGCACAGCAGGTACAGCGAGTGTGTGGACGGCAACGCCAACCCCTGCATTCCCTGCTTACGTCGCTGGTCAGCGGTTATGTTTATTTGTGACAAATCCCAATACAGGCGCGTTTACTTTAAATGTAAACGGCTTAGGGAATAGAGATGTTTTGTGGGCGGACGGATCAGCGCCCAAACAAGGTGATGCAACGGCGGGCGCGATACTCGATGTTTCTTACGATGGCACGTCTTGGCTGATCAAGGGGTTGTCTCCCAAGCAGGCTTCTGCGCTTGCGGGGCGTCCCAACATTACAACATACACATCTGGTTCAGGAAATTTTACCGTACCTGCTGGCGTTACGTTTTTAGACGTTGAAACCGTGGGTGCGGGTGGCGGTGGCGGATACGCTGCATCAGGGGGTGCTGCGGCGGGTGGCGCGGCTGGTGCAACGGTGTCTGGACCGCTGGCGGTAACACCTGGTCAAGTGATTGTCTATGTCGTTGGTGCGGGTGGTGCTGGTGGTGTGCTTGGAACGGGTGGTTTGAACGGGGCAGATACGACATTTGGAGTGTGGACGGCAAAAGGTGGTACGGGCGCATCCAACGCCGCCGCCAATAACGTTACAAACGCTGTGGGAACACTGGCAGGGTCAATAGGCCCAATTGTCGATGAAGGCTCTCCATCGGATGCGGGGCTTTTGCCAGGGTCTGGGCAAGTTGGCGGGCGTGGTGGCACTTCTTATGGCGGGGGCTATGGCGGCAATGGCTCGCGCAACGGCGGCACGAATGGCAACCCTGGAAGTGGCGCAGGCGCTGGCGGTGGCGGGGGCACAAATGGCTCAAATGGCGGCGCAGGCGCTGCTGGGCGCATCCGCATTCGCTATTAAAACGTAGCCTTAATTTTTTTCTTCATTATCACCCGCCGTCTTTATGGCGGTTTTTTGTGCGAGAACAAACATGACAAGCTCAACGCTTCCGATCTCCTTTAAAAGAGCACAGCGCCTCACGGGCACTGTGCCGCGCTATGGGCCAAATATTATCACGCCAGTAACTCCAGACTTAGTGTGGCGTGCCACAACGCAAGGATCACGCATTGCTATACAGAGCTTTAACAATGCCTCCGCCTTGTCGCGCACTACGCGCAACAGGATTGTGCTGCCCGTACCAACTCGTTATATTCAGATTGCCATTCCAGTATTCAATATGGTGGGGTCAAATCCCATTATTGATACGCTCTTTGCGGGGGCACAAGCCAAGCTATGGTTTCAGGTGGGGATCGAATACCCCTACACAGAGGCTGTTACGGGGCTTGCTCCACGCACCCCGATTAGGTTCAATGGTCTGGATTACGCCACTTACGATAATGTCACGTGGAACGGCGCGACCGGCTGGCTTTATTCTGACCCGCTTGACCTTGGCTTCACAATTCCATCCTTTACAGCGTTCGGACGCTGGGTCACGGTTGAGGTCGAAAACGTAGGCGTGAACGTGTTGCCGATTTCACAAAATTCCTCAAATTTTATTCCGCGCAACACTGGCACAATATTGAGCAGCACCTCTCAGATTATAGGGCGCGGGGGCGCAACAAATGCTGCTTTGACTGCAACATCTGTCTCCCCGCACACTCCTTTGCAAACAGGATCAGCAGATTTTTACGACCCTTGCGTCATGCGGGTTATGGTTTTAAGGAACACAAAAAGCACTGTCACGTTCGGCGATAGCATCACATACGGCGTTGGCGAAGGGGCTTCTGGCTCTGGGGCTTTTGGAGATCCTCGCGGCGATGTTTATGGCAACGCAGGGATTATGGATCGCGGGCTGTGGAACGCAGGGATCCTCAATGTCAACTTTGGGAAGGGGTCGGACGGCTACAAATATATGGGTCTCAATGATACCTACTGGCAGTATCGGCGGCAAATCGTGCCATGGTGTGATCCAACCCACGTTATTAGCAGCAACATCCACAACGACATCACACAAACCGCTTCGTGCGGTGCGTGGGTTGGCGACGCAACGCGCAATGTCGGTGACGCCCTCACGAACGGTGGCAATATTTATATCTACACGGCTTCGGGTAAAGCCGCTTTGAGCGGCGGCCCTAGCGGCACGGGCGGCGTGATCACAGACGGGACGGCAGTCTGCGCGTATTTCGGGCCAGCATCAGGCGCTAACACCATGATTGCCCTGCAAATCGGGCGACAGGTGCGTGTGCATTGGCTGATTAAAGGAATGCTCCCCGTTGTGCCGATCCTCGCGATGTGTGGCACGCCTGATGCCACTTCAACAGACAGTTGGGCGACAGCAGGAAACCAAACAGCGGTGACTGGGTGGGGCAACGCTGCCTCCCGCAGAGGGCTCTGGAACGATAAAATCGAGACGCGCTATCCTCCGCTGCAATTGGCTGGGTATCTCGATCCAAACCCATATCTCGAAGACAGCTTTCCAACAGAGACAAGCAAGTGGGTGAGCGGCTCTGCGTTTTACGCAACCAATGATGGCACACATCCCAATTCCAAGGGATATGACCTCGCTTCAATACCAATGATCAATGCTGCGATTACAGCGGGTTATTTTTCGTAAAGCAAAGGATTAATCATGAACAAAGCTGTATTTTTTCAGACGCTTAGAAGCTCTCTTTATAAGCTTAAAATGCCACAGCAAGCCGTGGACGGACTTAATTTTCTGCTTGATCATTCCATCCGATATAGTCTTGAGACGCCCCAGCTCGCTTATGTTTTAGCCACGTCCTATCATGAGACGGGCGCAACGATGCAGCCCGTGCGTGAGGGCTTTGCAAAGACAAATGCAGGCGCAATTGCAGCCGTGACCAAGCTGCATGAGAAGGGTTATATTACACGAAACTACGCCTTACCTGACAAAAATACGGGTAAGAGCTATTACGGGCGTGGACACGTTCAACTGACTTTTCTTAAAAATTATGAGAAGGAAGGCAAAGAGCTTGGCATTGATCTTGTTAACAATCCTGATTTGGCATTAGAGCTTGAAATATCCGCAAAAATATTGTTCGGCGGCATGATCAACGGAAGGTTTACGGGTGAAAGACTATCATTTTACATCAAAAGTGGAATGAAGGATTATTTAAACGCACGCAGGATTGTTAATGGCACTGACAAGGCAAAGCTCATAGCAGGATATGCAGCAGCTTTTGAGAAAGCATTGACGCAAGCAATTAGCTATACAAGCTCAAATCTAGGCAATAAGGAGGAATCGGCAAAGCCTACGGGTAAAAGCCCGATGCAATCCACCACCAATATCGCGGCGGGGGCAGCGGCTGCATTGCCTGCAATTCAAGTTTTGAATGAGGTGACAAAAGCCACGCAGGAAGCAACACAGGTTGGGCGCGGTTTTATGGATGTGACGCAAGCAATCTTGGCAAATCCTGCATTGTGGGCGTTCATAATTGCAGCTTTAGCCGCATGGTGGATCATTAAAGAACGCAACAAAAAATCATATGAGCTTGGTGTGTGATGGAACAAGAAGATAATTTTTCAGATTACGTGCTGCTGTTTTGCAGCGTTGTTATGCTCGTCACGCCCTACATTTTAATTGTGTGGCTCACATATTGTTTTTTAGCGATGGGGTTCAAATGGGTTTGTTCGTGTTGAAGCACGCAAAGTTTTTGTTTTTTGTGTTTGTCGCGCTTGCGTTCATAGCGGCGTTTTCAAGCGTGTATTATTTAGGAACGCGAGCCGCGAGAGAGGCTGCATTAGAGAATTCAATCACGGTTTTAAAGCAAAGGGCTGAAAATGATCAAAACGCGCAATCTCTTGATTTTGATGGTGTGTGCCGCGAGCTTGGCGGCGTGCCAAAAGACGGCAAGTGTATGTGACGGCTGGGCAAAGCTTACGCCAAACAAGCCAACAGTGAGCTTTATTGCGTCAAATGACACACAATTTGCGCGCGGCGTTATTGCGCACAATAATCAAGGTAAAGATCAAGGGTGCTGGTAGTGTCAAGAGATGATATTTATCTCGGTAACGAGCTTGCAAGAATGAATGATCTCGCCAAATCGTTTGCAAGCGTTTCAGAAAGGCTTGCTGCATTTGAAGCGCGAACCGAAGCATACCAAGAAGGCATGAAAGCTGAGGTAGCGCAAATAAAAATTGGATACCACTCATCGCTTGATGAAATTAAAGCAATTGCAGATTCCGCTAATAAAGCAGCACAAGAAGCCCGTGATCAAAAATCAAAAACGGAGGCGTTTCTTGATCGCCTCGCCCTTGCTTTGCTCATAGTCATATCAGGGCTTGGTGCTCACATCGCTATTCCTGATAAAAGCGTTGCTTTCGAAGCGCTTATCAAATACGTCACATCTCGTGGAAGTTAGGGGCTTTGCGAAAATAGCTTTTTAGTTCCAAAGTGACAGCGCCCCCCTTACTTTTTGCTAAGGAATTGTTATTAAAGCGTTACAGCACATCGTCACCGCCCACCATTCAGAATTTAAGTTATTGTTTTTATTCGCTTTTTTGTAGGCGTGCCCTCACTTTACACTATGGTGCGGGGTTGTTTTTTCAAACTCTCTCTTGCATAAGCATGTGGGTTGCGTCTTTTGCCATTTTTTTGCGGTTCGCTTTTTCAATATAAATCATTGCAGTCTTAGGGTTTGACCAGCCGAATATCGCCATAAGTTGTGACATTGTAGCCCCTGCTTCGGCGGCTCTTGTTGCCCCCACCTTGCGTAACCCGTGCGCCGATTTATTGACGCCTGCTTTGCGACACGCATCGCCAAACCAATTGCCGACAGATTCTTTTGTCATCGGCTTGCCAGCCCGCTCGTCAACAATAAATGCTACCCTGCTCGGATCGAGGCTTGATATTGCCTCTTTTAAGGGCGCAAGCAAGGGTATGGCAATATCGCGCCCGCCCTTGCCTGTTTTGATTTGGATAGTGTCATTGATTATGTCGCGAGCGCTTAATAGCGCTGCATCTCCCCTGCGAAAGCCTGTATAAAGGAATATATTGAGGGCAAGCCGCTCCCGTGTCCCTTCGCGCCAAAAAGTTTCAAACCGTCTCACCTCCTCTTCGCTCCAGATTAAGAACCCGTCCGTTTTAGGCACAACAACTTTAATCCCCTGCGTGGGGTTGACGTCCACATAATCGTTTTCATGCGCCCAATTAAACAAGCCGCGCATCGATTTCATAAAATTTGCAGCGGCGAACGGCTTATCGCTACGCCTGTCATATGCTGATTTGATTGTTTTTTTGGTTATATCCGCGTAGCGCTCTGCTCCTGCCATCTGGATAACAGCTAAAAATATATTTTCACGTTGCTTTTTGGTGGCTTGCGAAAATCGCAGCCATTCTTGTGATTGCCTGTATTGCGCAATAAGCCATGAGAGTGTGCCATAATTTGGCGTGTTCTTAGAGGATTGCTTTTTGGCGTTGCCATTAAGGGCGTCGTGATAGGCTTGAATAAATTCGGCGCTGCCAAAATCCCCACGGATACGCACGCGCTCTGTTTTCCCTTTTCTGAAATACCATACGAAAGAGCCGTGGCGCGTCCGCTCCCTCACAAGATATGGCAGCCTGTTCTTTGGCATTGCTACATTACAATCTCGCGCCTTTGATCAGGCGCGTGCATTTGGCGGTCAAGTTTCTTGATTTGTTCTTGAATGTGTGTTGGCTCTACAACCACCTCCCCACTGGGGTGGATCACCACGCGCACATTGTCAAACCCAGCGCTAGCCATAGCGCGTATAGCGCGTGCGATTTCAGGCTGGTTAACACGGGCAGGTGTTCGGCTCATGATTTGCGGCTTCCTTTTATGTCGAGTCCTCTTAAGATTGCAGTAAAATTTTGCCAAGCATAAATAGTCAGTTTGATTTTTGGCGCAAGTTTGTATTACAATTGCCGCAATCCCTTACACAGAGCGCTACGCGCGGCGGAAATGTTCTCTGAATTGTCAGGCTTTTGCCCCCAGTCGAGTAAAGCATTGACAACTGGTTTCGGAGCGCTTCTTCCCACCCATTCGCCAATCCACTGAATGTCATAGTAATCGTAAGTTTCGTCCAAAGAGCTTTCCTCTTCCCATAAATTTACGTATTGCTTAACAGCTTCAATAAAATTGCTCTCAAAATCAACAACGCGGTTGAATTGAGATTCGAGAAATTCTTTGTCGCTAAGAGTAAAATTGTTTAATCTGCGTAATATTTGATTGATTACATCATTCATCATCTCATCACCTCTTCTATACGGCTTATGTTTTCATTCAGTATTTGTGCGATTAAGTTGCCAAGTTTCACTTCTTTTTCTTCTTCTGTGCTGATGTAAAAATGTGCGAATAAATCAAGACCGAGTAAGTATTTGTAAAAAATAACGTTTCTGTGGTCATAATCCATATCTTCGTGTCTAAAATATTCAAATCCCCCCCCCATCGCGTTATTTCCTCTTGCTAAAACGGAATATCATCATCAAGTTGCTGTGCTGCTGTTTGATATTGTGTTGCGCCATCTTTGGCGCTGCTGTAATTTTGTTGCGTGGTTGTTCGCGTTGTTGTTGTGCCGTAGCTGTTTTCGTCACGCGACGATGTTGGTTGACCGAGTAGCTTTAAAGAGCCATCAAAGCGCTCAATCACGATCTCGGTTGACCAGCGGTCGTGACCGTCTTTATCTTGCCACTTGCGTGTTTTGATTTTTGCTTCAATCGCGAGTTTTGTGCCTTTTTTGACAAAATCACGCACAACGTTGGCAATGTGCTCGTTGAACACCACCACGTTGTGCCACTCGGTGGTTTCCTTTTTCTCGCCTGTGGTTTTGTCTTTCCACGTCTCAGAAGTTGCGAGCGAGAATGTAGCGACCTCACCCCCGCTTTGCGTGCGGCGAATTTCAGGGTCTTTGCCGACATTGCCGATGAGAATAGCGCGGTTATAGCTCATTTCATTGATCCTGTGTGCTGATCGCGGATGAGGCTTGTGAGGTGATCGGGGTAGATGTCATTGCCCACATGGCTTGGCAGTGTGTTTTTGAGGCGCGTGAGCAGCGCAATCATCGGGTCAAGTTGCGGGATAATCTCAGCCAACCGCACGAGGCGCAAAAGCTCTTGCGTGGTCTCGGCATTGACGGGTGCGGCTTTAGTATGTGTGATCGCTTTAGGGGTTTTGCTTTGGCGTGGAAGTTGGAGCGGAAGCTGCGCTGCATCCACGCGGTATTGCGCAAGCACCTTTTTCTCACACGCAATGAAATAACGCCGCGCCTGCCTGCCTTTGTCGTTGCGCTCAATCATGCACAGCTCTTTTGCCATGTCGAGCGTGAGATGATAATCAATGGCAATAACAGCTCTTGATTTTGCGTTCGCCAAATTTGGCGAGCGCAAATCGCGCCCTATTGTATAATCCTGAGACTCGACAAACCCGTAATCTTCAATGCGCGATTTAATCCAATTGCTAAAATCGCGCTTGATGCCAAGAAAGGCGTAAAGCTCTCGCGCATTCACGGTAGGAATGTCTTCACCGTTGAGTTTAACGTGTTTAACAATGATGGGGATGGATTCGTTGGTCATATTGGCGCTTCCTTGTGAGGGTAAAGCCAGACCATCAAGTTCGAAATGGTGGTCTGACAACGGCGGGTTCGAACTACCGCTCACAAGGCTTGCGGCGAGCTTTTCAGCCCCCCTCCGCGCCAGACCATAAAAAGCCCTTTCGAGCATTAAAAAACGCGCCCGATGAGCATCTTGGCTCGGCGCGTTATGCGCCTTGTGATTTTCATTAGCGGGTTCGAATCCGCATTCATTTCTGAACACACTCACACTGCCACGGGGTTGGTTAAAAGTCAATGAAGGGTGATGTGTGCTATTGGGGATCATTTTGAGTTCCTTTAGCGCGTTTAAACCACCACTTCGTGACTTTAAATGTCTTTTCAATGATGAATATGCCCGCTAGAAGCTCTGCAAAATTGTTCACCATCACAACTAAAAATGCGGGCATAATCGGGTTCTCGCTCTTTAAAATTGGAAGTTTTTAGGGTCTACGCCAAGTTTTGAAGCAATTTTTGCAAGCATGTCTTGCTCTACGGGCTCAATTTCCCCGTCTGCATTGGCTATATCTTCCGCGATCAGATAAACATCTTCTGCCATCTGCGTTGCATCTGGTCTTCCCTTGATGTCTTCCAGTTCGCGCGCGAGTTGTTGACGTCCAGATTTATCTTTGGCGCGTTTAAACATCGCCTCTGAGGTTGCCTCAATGTCTGTGCTTTTGTACATCTTGCCGAGTTTTGGGTGATTTGTGATCACTTTTTGGATTTTTTGTCGCTCACAATCTTCGATGTCGCCATCCGCTGCCGCAACAAGTGCCGCCGCGGCGCAAACTGCTTCTAAAAAGTCTTTATTTCCGCTGTAGTCCGCTTTCACTTCTTTGACTGCACCGCCAAAAATGCGCTTTGCTAATCCTAATACCATCGTATTTATCCATTTTTTGCCACAAGGGCGGTTATTTATGCGGTTGCATAAAATTCTGTCACCGAATCCAGTACTGCCGAGATCGGGCTTGCGGGTGTTTTGCCGTCTTCAAGGCGCGTGACGGCGTCTTTAAGCTCTTCAAGAGGCGTGCCATATTGCAACGCGAGGGAAATCAACACGGCGGCGTCGCGCATCACCGCGCTCATTTGTGATGCTGTTTTGGGCGCATCAATAAAGAGCTCAGCCACGCGCCCATCTTCAAAAAAACCAACGCCAACATGAAAAGCTCTGCCATCATAAGTGCATTCAAAAAGATCAGACGCTCTGCGATCGGGGAGTTTTTCGCGCATCACAAATCCTCCTCATCGGGTGCTAAAATCGCCTCGATGACAACATATGCGAGGGCGGCAAGAAATATGTATCCAAGGTAAATCATCAGAACCTCATAGGCATAAGCACGAAGAGTGCGTTTTTCGCAGCGTCAATGTCAGCGTCTTGAATGATCGCTGGTGCGTTTTTGTCAATCATGCGGATAATCACGGTTTCGCCTTCAATGACATTGAGAATGTCAAGGAGATAACGATAGTTGAAGCCAACCTCTAAAATGTTGTTTTTATTGTCTAAAAACGTTGCCTCAACATCAAGCGTTTCACTGGCAGAGCCAGAATCTGCCCCCGCCATGGAAATTGTTATTTGATTCCCCTCTGCTTCAACTTTAACAGCGCTTACTTTGTCAGATTTCACACTGCTCACGCGGTCAACAGCACAGGCAAGGAGCTCGCGCGGAATTTTTGCCTCATAAGTCCACCCGCTCGATGGAATAACGCGCGTGTAATCGGGAAAAGTGCCGTGAACAAGTTTTGTAACAAACTCGGTTTGACCAAGTGTGAGCCGCGCTGAATTGTTGCCCACTTCAAGTTGCACATTGGTTGCCTTTTTAGAATCGTCAGCCAACAGTTTAAGCATCACACTGATTGCCGTGCGCGGGATGATGACGCTTGGCAGCGCCGTGCCGTCGTGACTTGTGATTGTATCACTGCTCACATCATGATCGATCCGTGCTAGCCGATGACCATCGGTTGACACGCCTCGCAGTGTGTTGCGCTCGTTTGTTTCAACCTGATGAAAATAAATACCGTTAAGATAATAGCGCACTTCCTCGCTGCTGATAAAAGGCACTGCGTGTGCAAAAAGTTTGTGTAAATGTGCCGCATTGATTGTGACGTCGTGGTTGTAGCTGTGAGGCGTGATGCTTGGAAAATCACCTGTTGGCAACGCAGGAAAGCGAAATTTTGAGCGCCCTGATTTAAAAATCACTTCTTTTGGATCACTGCAATCCAGAGTGACAATGTTGGTGCTCGGGAATTTGCGCACCACATCATAAAATGTGTGGGCGCAAATGGTTGTTTCAACTGGCGTTAAAGCCATTTCCTCAAGCGCAACGCGGGTTGTGGCTTGCATATCAAGGTCTGTGACGGTGAGCAAAGCGCCCTCGCCTTGCGTTTTAATAAGCACATTCGCAAGGATGGGAATTGTGCTTTTGCGTGACACAATGCCTGTGAGTTTTGAAAGCGCACGTGCAAGATCGCCTGCGTTAAGCGTGAGAATGGTCATGGGTTAAGCCTCTGGTGAGCCAAAATAAACGGGAATGCTTGTTGAGGATGATGCAAGAATGGCGTCGCTTTTGATGCGATCTTGAATAACTTGATCAGCGCGATGAAGTTTATAACTCCACGAGACAGCTCCACCGTTGACGCGGTATCTCAAATGAGCACAAATGCGCACGGGCTCACTGTCAACAAAGATTGGAATGTTGATCATAAAAAGTCCTGGCACTTTGAGCGGTTTTCCATCTGCCCCTAAATGGGCTTCTTCAAACTTTATTTGTCCCTCACCTGATTCCAACCTGATAGAATTTATTACCTTAGAATCGACATTGACTTGGAGGCTGCTTGAAAGCTTTATGAGTTCCACAGGGGTTGCAATTGTTGAAGCAAAAAGTTTTTCAAAATGTTTTTTTTCTTCATCTGTTGGCGTTGAAAGTTCAACAATGTTGTCTTGTATGAAGGTTGCAAACTCTTTTTGTGAAAAAGTTTCATTGTTATTTTCTTGCCAATTTTTCCATTCATCGCTCAATGGAAAGTTATAAAGGATTCTGTGTTTAAGATTGTCTGGGTTGCCCACACCAATGTTGCCTTCTGGTGTTTCTGGATTATTGATCCGATGATAATCAATCACAGCCTCAAGCCTTGGCTTGCTAACGTCAAGTTCTGCAAAAACAACAGAATGTTCTGTGCGGTGTCTGTTTGTTAAATCAATAAAGCTTTCGAGCGTTAGGGTTGTGGCTGTGCCCGATTTAAAAGCTGGTGTGTGCCGATATTTTTCAAGGAAAGGCGAAACGTCAACAAGTTGAGGCTCTTTGCCATGTTTAATACCAATTGTGATTTCAGGTGCAACGCCTTTTAATGTTTCTGGAGTGGTGATTGTCACAAAATCAATACCAGCTGCTTGCGCACCAAGTTCTGCAATTTCACGCACTGTGTCGTTTTTTAAAGTGTCTGTGTTGGTCATTGTATCCTCATATTTTTTTTAAGTTGCTGTTTAAATCAGGCTGTTTCACGTGTTTTGATGTCTTTCATACCGCCAAACATATTCATCTGCTGCGGGTGCTCAGTGCTCAACGCCCCTTCATCGGTGACAAAATAGAATGATGATCCGCGTGCTGGCTTTGGTTTTTTGGAGGTGATGTCTCCGCGAATGATGACGCTGTGCTCTTCAACCTCAAGATCAAGAACAAGCGTAACTTTGCCTTTCGCCTTGTGGTTTTTGCGCCCAGCGCCGTGCTCTTTAAGCGCGGCAAGGGTGTCGGTGATTTCTTTTGAAAGATCGGCGGCTAAACTGCCGTCCTCAAGAGCGCCAAGAATAGTTTGTGCATCGCGTATGAGTTTCATGATGTTTCCTCTTCTATGCCGCTTTTTTGCGGTGTGGTTTTTTGATTGCGTTTGGCGCGTAATACTCAAGGCGCTCGATGTAGTCGTCTGCGGTTTGCGTCCATGGCTTGATTTGTATTTTTCCTTTTATTTTCAAGCCTTTCACGTCTTTAAGGTTGCCCCATGCCACGCTCTCAAGTTCACCCCCCGCTTTTAAGAATTGACGCTTTTCGAGTGCAAGCAATTCAAGATCAACGCGCTTGACGATGTCTTTTGCTGTTTTAGGAAGCGGATACTCAAGCCTAGCGGCGGCGTGAATTTGTTTGTCGAGCCCGTGTTTTAAAAGGGCAAGGCATTGCGCAAATGCGGGTGTTGCTTTTGTTTTTTCTGCGATTAAATCAATCGCCTTAATCATAGGCGATGTAATGTCGCCGATGTAAGCTTCATGCGCGTCGTTCAGCAAAAAATAAGCGGCAAGCGTTTTGTCGCTTGTTTCTTTAAAAATGTGATCCGCCCCGATAATGCAGTGTTGGGCAACAGAATAAATGCCAGCATCAACATGACCTGTAAACCTTGCAAGGCGCGAAAGCGGCTCTGCAATGTCTTTTTTAAAATAAATATCGCAAGCTTTGGGGTCTACAAGATCAATGTATGCGCCGCTTGCCACTTGTTTATATGCAGCGTTCATTGTGTGTGCCTTTTTTTAAGGTGGTGGATTTTTGCAGCTCTACACCTTTGTCAATCAAGCGTATAAGGCTGCTTTTTTTGGGGTCAAAAAAGCGCACGGTCAGATAAAACACCCCAAAGCCAAAGCATAAGATGATGGCAATCAATTGAATTTGCATAAGAAGAATGTGTTCGCTCATTGCGCTGTTCCTTGTCTTAAGAGGGTTCTGCTTGGATAAGGGCGCGTGTAAAAAACAATGCAACTTGTTCTTTATTCCACCCTATGTTAATCAGATCACGTGTTGTGACCTTGTTGCTTTCGTGGGAGCATGTTTGGTTGCAGGGTTTTGCCTGCCTCATGCGAACAATGTCCTCACTCATGCGATGGATGATAGCGTTGTAGTTTTTCATATCCGCGCGTGGGTAGTCGTAAGTCACTTCACCTTTTGGATTGAGGTAGGGGATTTCAGCAACTAAAGGGCGCTTTTGCTCTGTTCGTGTGTGGCGTTCAATTTGCGCAAGTTGATGTGCGCGTTCTATTGCCTCTTCAAGGTAAGCTTCGACCTGCAATCCGCACCAGCCTTTCC